CTGCAGGTCTCCGGCAATCTGACCACCATCAGTGGCCTTATCGGATACGGCGCTGGCGCAGGCGGGACCGTCACGCAGGCCACTGACAAAAGCACAGGTGTCACGCTGAACAAGTCCTCTGGCGTGATTACGATGAACAACGCGGCTCTTGCCAACGGCGGCGTCGCCACGTTCACCCTCACGAACTCGTTGATCGGGGCCAATGATGTTGTTCTGGTTAGCGCAGCCGGGTTTGCTGGGCCGTATCGCGTGTCGGTTGGCAACGTGTTGGCTGGGTCATGCCAGATTTCCATTCAGAACAGCAGTGGTACCTCTCTCTCCGACGCGCTGAAGTTGAACTTCGCGGTTTTTAAAGTGGCGACTGCGTAACTGCGAAACTTCACCGCAGGCAACATATTGTTGCGTTTGCGATCATCGGCGGCATTTCCGGGGCAAAAGCCCAGTGGCCCGCTGCGCAGTAACCCCGGAAACCGAGCGAGCGGTAGGGGGTAATACGAAATCACCGGTTCACAGAACCGCAACCTTCGGTCCTTCCAGGAGGCCCCATGCCCAACCGAACACGAGCTATGAGCCATAACGACGAGCCGCGATTCATGAAATTCAACCCGGAGATCAATACGGGGACGATTATTCAAATCGTCGTGGTACTCGCCAGTGCCGCAGCTATCTACTCCGGGATTCGCGCCGACCAGGTGCAGGTCAAAGCCGACGTGGAGATGGTGCGTGCGGCGTCCCTCGCAGATCGAACTCAGACCAAAGAGACTCTGGAAGACATCAAGCGCGACGTGCGCGAACTCCAGAAGTCCAACAACGACATCAAGGAGTCGCTTGCCATTCTGCGGGGCCGGGCGGCTGAACCAGGGGGCCGGAAGTGACTGCGCCGGGCGATTTCAACTCTGCGTTCGACCAACTTCTGGGTCACGAGGGCGGCTACGTCGATCACCCAAAAGACCCGGGTGGGGCGACCCGCTGGGGCGTGACGGAGCGCGTCGCGCGCGCCAGGGGTTACACCGGGGACATGCGGAACCTGCCCGTCGAGTTCGCCAAGGATCGCGTCTACCGACCGGATTACTGGGACGCCGTGCGGGCAGACGAACTCCCCGCCGAAGTGCGGTACGTGGTTTTCGACGCGGCTGTGAACTCCGGGGTCTCGCAGTCCATCAAGTGGCTGCAGCGCGCGCTGGGCGTCACTGCTGACGGCGTGATCGGCCCCAAGACTCTGGCTGCCGCGCGCGCGCAAGACCCCGCGGCCCTGCGCAGCACTCTGCTCGGGGTGCGCCTGCAGTTCATGACCGACCTCGCCACCTGGCCCACATTCGGCAAGGGCTGGGCACGGCGCATCGCGTCTTTGCTGGAGCAGGCATGATCGAAAAAGACCGCTGGAAGAACCGCAGGCGCATGGCCTGGCTCGCGCTGCTCGCCGGGCTGGCGTTCCCCCTCCTGCTGCTTTACACCGACTCGGCGCAGCTCGGAGCGGTGGCCGCCCCGTTCTACACGTTCGCGGGGGCGGTCGTCGTGGCATACGTTGGCTTCGCCACCTGGGACGACAAGCCCAAAGCAGATCAGTAACTGCGAAATTTAGCCGCAGGCACCATCGGATTGACCACCATACAGTTCGGGTCAATCAGTAAAAGGATGGCTCATGCGCCCTTGCTTCTCTTTCAAAGCCGCTACGGCGACCACACCCGCAGTCTTGTCGATTGACGACGAGATCGGCTTTTGGGGCGTCCAGGCCAAAGACTTCCGCGCAAGCCTGAACGGCATCACCGCGAAAGAACTGCACGTCGAGATCAACTCGCCCGGCGGCGATGTGTTCGCCGGCACAGCGATGTTCAACATGCTGCGCGCCTGGGCCAAGGACGGCAAGACCGTGGTCACCAAGGTGAGCGGCGTGGCCGCCAGCATTGCCTCGGTGATCTTCCTGGCTGGCGACAAGCGCGTGATGCCAAAGAACACGTTCGCGATGGTGCACGCACCCTGGTCGGTCGCCATGGGCAACGCCGAAGAGCTGCGCGAGACCGCGGACACGCTCGACAAGATCGGCGGGGGCATGGTCAAGACCTACATGGAACGCACCGGCCTGGACGAAGACGAGGTGAAGGCCCTGCTGGCGCAGGACACCTGGCTGTCGGCCGACGAAGCATTGGAGAAGGGCTTCGCCACCGAGGTTTCGGAAGAGATCAAGGCCACTGCGAAGTTCGACATGGCTCGCGCCGATCTGCCCGAGAACGTGCGCGCGGTGTTCAAGGCCGAAGAAGTGAAGCCTGACACCACGGCGGAAGACGTGCCAGAAAACGAAGAAGACCCCTTGGCCGCGCAGATCGAAGCCCTCGCCGTGAAGGCGGAGCTGGCCGACTACGCGCCGCTGTGGGCTGTGGCCTGCACCAGCCTGGCGGACGCGCAAGCCAAGATCGCCAACGCCCGCGAAATCCGCGCCCTCTGCGCGGTGGCGAAGAAGCCCGATCTGGCCCAGGCCCTCATTAACTCCGACAAGACGGTGGTCGAGGCTCGCGTCGAGATCGCCGAAGTGCTCGCCAAGGAAGACGAGGCGTCGCACACCGAAACGGCACGCAAAAATGAACAGCAGGTGACCCAGCAATCCGCGAAGTCCAAGGTCAGCCCTGCTTCCCTCTGGGCTTCGCATCAAGGTCAAAAGTAAGGAGAACCCGCAATGGCGACCGCACTCTACAACACCCTCCCTCGACTGAAGCTGTTCGTGCTGAGCGAGGCTTCCAACCAGCGCAGCCGCGACAACATCGTCGTGACGCAGACTGGCGATGAAATTCTTTCGGGCACGCTGCTGACCCGCGTGGACACCGGCACCGCCGCGTTCGCGATGGACGCTGGCGCAACTGGAAACCCCACCTCCGGTTCGATCACTGTCGGCGCGGCGGCCATGTCCGGCGTCTACACCATCGAGTTCACCGCGGCGACCAAGTTCACCGTCGAGGCCCCCGATGGCGTGACCGTCGGCACTGGCACGCTGGGTTCGGCCTTCAACAAGGGCGGCCTCACGTTCACCCTGACGGCTGGTGCGACCCCCGCAGTGGCTGGCGACACCGCCAAGATCACCGTGGCCGCTGGCACGGGCAAATACATCCCGTACACGGCCGCAGGTGCCGCAGGCCCCGCTGACGCGATCCTGTACCAGACCCTGCTCGCTGCAACCGGCGACGCCAAGGCTGTCGGCTTCACTCGCGACTGCGAAGTGAACCGCTTCGAGCTGACGGGCCTGGATGCCACGGGTGAAGCACAACTGGCGCAGAAGGGCATCATCGTCCGCGGCAACAGCGCCGTTCTCGGTATCAGCACCCCGGCTCTCTGAGCCTCAACCCCCGACTCAGAGAAGGAGTAAACCTCAATGGCAACGTTCGACATTTTCAACAACGACGCATTCTCGGTGAGCCAGCTCACCGGCACCATCGTTGACATCCCTCGCGTCCCCACCATGCTGGGTGACCTGCGGCTCTTCAGTGAATCCGGCATCACCACGCCGTCGTTCATGATCGAGCGCAAGGGCTCGGCGCTGAACCTCGTGCCCACCGCTCCGCGCGGCGGCGTCGGTCAGCCGCTGCAAAGCTCCGACCGCAAGATGATTACGCTGTCCACGGTCCATCTGCCTCAGCGCGATGCGATTTTGGCGGACGTGGTGTACGGCATCCGCGCTTTCGGCTCGGAGAGCGAAGTCGAGTCGCTGTCCACCGTGGTGCGCGAGCGCATGGTGCAGATGCGCCAGAACCTGGACCTGACGCTGGAGTACCACCGCCTGGGCGCCCTGAAGGGCCTGGTCGTGGACGCCGACGGCAGCACGCCCATCCTGAACGTCTACACCGCGTTCGGCATGACGCAGACGATCCAATACTGGAACATCGCCACGGCCAACACGACCATCGACCCGACCGAGCTGACGGCGAACCTGAAGGCCGCCATCCGCTCCAAGCTGGGTGGCCGCAGCTACACCCGCGTGCGTGTGATCTGCTCTTCGGGCTTCCTGAAGAAGTACCGTGGTCACAACAAGATGAAGGAAGCCTACGCCCTGTGGCGCGAAGGTGCATTCCTGCGTGCCAGCGGCACCACGCCGAACGGCATGCGCTCGGACTTCGAGTTCGACGACGTGGTGTTCTCGGTGTACGAAGGTGAAGTCGGCGGCAACGAGCTGATAGAAGACGGCTACGCCTACGCCTACCCCGAGGGCGTCCCCGGCATGTTCCGCACCGTGTACTCGCCAGCCGACTACATGGAAACCGTGAACACCGTCGGCGTGCCGTACTACGCCAAGCAGGAGCGCATGCGCTTCGACAAGGGCGTGGAACTGGAAGCTCAGTCCAACCCGCTGTGCTTCAACCAGCTCCCCGAGACGGTCATCAAGCTGTCCGTCGCGGCCAGCTAAAGCCTGATGCTTGAACTGTTCCAGCGCGCAACGGCAGGCGTCCTCTCCATTCTCGGAGAGGACTCCATGCTGCGCGGGACAGTTCCTTGCAAAGTGAACATCGAGCCCGGTGTTCAGCTTGCAGGGCATGACGACAACGTGGTGGTGGACAAGGATGTC